CGTTCAGGCCAACGCCTGTCTCGCACTCAAGCTGCAAGCTATGGTTTGCTGTACGCGTGAGATTGTTCTGGCCTGTCGGCAGCGCGCGCCACGACCGCAACCAACGCTGCGCTATATCGTTGTCCGCAAAAACATTTAGTTCAAACGTGTAGATGTTGCCGTTAGCGTAGTCCCCAACGATAATGTTGCCTTGGAAGTTACACTGGCAGTTGCTGCGGTGACGTGAGAACGCGCCGCTGACGCCAGAAGGTGTAAGCGGCTGCACAACGTAAAATGCGCTGGAATAAAACGATTCGGCCTCAAACCCGCCTTCAGACGGCGCAATGGCAGAGTAAGATGACCGCTGATGCCATGCGCCAGTGGCAGCGTCGTAAACCCAAGTTTCGTCCGCGGACGGGAACGACAAGACGTAGAACGCATGGCCGTCCTGCTGGTAGGTGTAGCCTACAGCGTCGCTCATATCTAAGTAGTTTTGGATTTGCCATTCAATCGCGTGCGTGGATATGCGCTGCGCGCTATAGCCAGCCGCACGGTAAATGACACCTTGGCCGCGGGCATCCGCGCCAAGCCAGAACACGGTGTTGTCCATCTTGGCGATGGAGTACGGCGCCGCGCAACCGATTTCGTTAAACGCGCCTTGGATCGGTGACAGCGGGAAGTCCAACCCGCCTGAGTTATACCACACTTCGGTGGAGTCAGTGCCAAACACCCAGCATTCGCGGTGGTCTACTAGTATGCCAACAACGCCGTCAGGGCTACCTTCGGCGCTGGCAAACTCTAGCGGGTCAACCTGAAAGCCGTCAAAAAGCTGCGTTACCCAAAGTTTCTGGCTATCTGGTTCGTTAAACACAAAATAGCCGTCCAAGTATGCGACGGTAACTGCGCCGGGGAAGTCAGGGTCGGTGATCTGCGTAAACGTGTTGAGGGACTCGTCGTAGATATACGAGTCGGGATTGCAGGCGAAGAATATTTGATTGCCGTTGTCGGCAATAGACACAGGGCCGGTGCCAGTTACGTCGCCCAGCTTAGTAGGCGTTCCAGTAAGGCTGGATAGTTTGTAGACTTCAAACCCAGACACGACGTAAAAGTCAGCGCCTTGCGTCTGGTGCGCCCACAGCCCGCGGATCGGGCCATCGCCTATGGTCTGCTGAAGCTGCAAGCCGGGGCAACGCTGAATAAACGCCGGCTCTATGCCGCCTTCTGGCACCGCTTCTGGAAACAAGTTTACCATGCGTGCGTTGGCAGCGTTTATTGAACGGGCCACATACGCGCTGCCCAGTATGGGCGTCTTCATTAGTAGTTTCCTGCAAAAATGTTATACCGCTGGCGGGTTGCTATGAGGCTGTATGGCATCGACATGATGTCATCAGGGTTGTTGATGCGCTTCAGGTTGCGCTTGGAATACATAGCTATGCGCTGAACTTGTGGCGACGGTTCTTCGCCAAACTCAGGTGCTAGTTCGCACGCTAGATTATAGCGGAACGCACGCAGATAGCCGGGCGGGAACGAAAGGACTGTGTCAAGCGTTGCTGGCTGTGTCAGTTCTTCAACCGAAATAAAATGCCATTCCAGATCGCGCGTTGGGCGCGGGTAGATGTACATATCAATGTCAGGATATGTCATGTTGACAAAAAGAACTTGCGGGAACGTAGAGGACACGGTCTTGACCGCAATGCCATCATACTGCTGCTGGTTAATCATTTTGATGCCGTAGCTAACGCCGGTGCTAGGGTCTTTGAAATATGTAGCGTCATCCAGCAAGATAGGACGGTTGCCAACGAAGTTGCCGGTTGGCCCAAGCGTGCGGTTAAGTGTGGCGGCGGGCCATGTAAAGACTTGGTCTTGTGTCGAGAAGACAGCGAGGCGCTCAGTATTCCAGCTATCAATCATCTGGTTCATGGCGCGCAGTGCGTCCTCCGACGTTTCAGCCGATGGAGTTTCGCCTTCTGCTAGAACACCTAGAAGTCTAAGCGAACCGTTGATTGTTTCACCAGCCGTAGCCATGCCAAAATCCCCATAAAATTTTTAAACTTGGACGGCCCGAAAGCCGTCCAATTTATTTACGAACAGTGAAGGATAGCAAAGTTAATTACTATTGCTTCTGACAGCGTGCCACCAGAAATGTTACGTAGCGTGATGCTGACAGTGCCAGCAGCCAATGCGTTAGCGAACACGTTATATGATCCAGCGGTTGCTTGACCACTGGCGATAGTCAAAATAATAGTGTCATTTGCAGAAATGAAACTATTGTTCAGCGTGAACGTAGCGTTAGTGGCAGTAGCCAACGACGCGTTGTTCATCGTAATAACGCCGGCTGCTTTGTTCAGCGTAACTGCTGTTGACTTGCTGGTAGCCTGCGTAACCGTGCCTTGTGCTGCGGCGGTGTAGCCGATTTGCTCATCGCTCAAAAGATATTGTGCGCCAATAATATCTTGGTCGAGGTATGCAACACCAATAGATTTGTTGTTAGCCATTAGTTTTCTCCTGAAAAGGATGCCCCGACCGTAGCCGGGGCAAACCTATTAGCCAGCGATGCGGTACAGATTGTACGTTGTTTCGCCAGTTTTAACAGCGCGGAACAGTACGCTCTTAGAAGCAACGCCTGCGCCTGAACCAACCAAGGTCCAGCCGGTGCCTACTAAAAGAGTAGGAACGCCGGTGCTGGTAGCAACCAAAGCAATATCAAATGCTGAGTTTGTTTTTGCGCTGCTGATGGTTGCGTTAACAAGAGCAACTGTAGGGAGCGTAAGGTCGGCTGCACTTGCAGAAGTGTAGACAACCAAACCGCCACCCAAATTGTCAACAGTTAGGGTAGCTGCTGCGGTATATGCAACAGCAACAGGGGACGTGGTCAGGTTAACTTCGGTAAGGTTGCCATCACCGAGTTGATAGCCGCCTGCGCCATTAGGTAAAGTAGGCATAGTAAAAATCCTTTAGAATAGTTGGCCCCCGGCGAACCGAGGGCCGTGTTAGATTAACCCCACATCCGGACAGCCATCTGCGGACGGATTGTGCTGTAACCGTACAGAACGTCAATACGGCAAGGCAGACGGTCGTTGTTGATGTCGTACTGACGAACAACGCGCAAGCTGATGCCGTTATGCACCTGACGCGAAGCCATATCTACGCCCTGTGGGAGCAGAAGGTCGGCGGTTGCGAAGGTGATAGCGTCCTTGTGGTATACAAGGTTTTGCGGATATGCCGTTGAAGCCGTACCAACAAAGATAATGGCCGCAGCAGTAGCAGGCAAAGTGAGGACGGTAGCAAGTGCCTGCGTAGCCGAATAGATCGGTGAAACAGTAATGTTACCTGCGCCGGCGCCACTAAGTGTGACATCAGCAGTTGCAACAAACTGGAACAACGAACCTGTGCTTTCACGGGTTTGTGGGTTGACAGAGAAGCAGCCCGCTACGGTAAACACGTCGCCAGCCTTAACCGTTGTCGATGCGCCAGCGCCAGTAATGGCGATGGTGGTTGCACCTTCAGTAGTAACAGCCGCCGAAGTCGTGCCGCCAGTTGCAGTACGCGAACCAGTGGTGAACTGCTTGATTGATTGCGACATATTGATTTCGTCGTAGCCAAGTACGCCTGTACCCATCATGCCGTTCTTGAACTGCTTGCTGATCGTGTCGGTTGGGTTGAATAGACCCTTCAGACCTTCAACCAAACCAGCGTTAGCGGCTGGGTTAACAGTCGCATAACGTGGCGACATTACAGCAGCGTTTTCGTTGAGCTTCTGCTGTGCAGCAAGAAGAACAGCCGAAGTAGCTGGCGTAGTGCCGGGCGTGCCAACAGTGTTACCGATGGTCAGATACGAGTTGGCAACGTCAGCGTCGATGCTGGCAGCAAGCTGCGAGATACGTGGCTTGAGAACGCGGTCTGCGAAATCGTCAAGCTGCATGGTCAATTCAGCAGTCGTGAAGTTGACGCCGATGTGCTTCTGGGTGGAAACAGCAAGAGTTGTGAACTGCTCGTTGTCATCCTGTACCTGAAGGGCTGCGCCGTCAGTTACAAGCGCACGGTCTGGAAGACGGATACGCAGGGTTGAGCCAATTTTAGCACCTTCGACAGCAAAGCTATCGTCGTACTGGCGGTTTACGTTACGTGTGATTACAAGGTTGTTCTCAAGAATTTCAAGAGCCTTCCGTGTGATCATGTCAATTGTTAAAATCGAGTTAGACATGGTAATAATCCCAAATTATCTGTTGCGTTGTGCCTCGTACTTTTTGATCTGCCGCAGCCGTTCCGCTTCAATCCATTCCGACGTACTCATCGATTTGGTCGAGCGAGGGTCGGTTGTGTCGTACTGGTTTGACCCAGTAGAACGGGCAGTGACAGGCGCAATTGGTGCCGGGGCGGTTGAAGTTTTTCTAACCGGCGGATTTGAGGACAATGAAGCCTCAAGTTTTCCAATTTCTTTTGCCAGCAAAATTGGCGCTAGGCGGGCGATACGATCAGCTTCTTTCGGATTAGAGCCGAGATAATATAGAACGTCTGGGCCTGCGTCTGACGCTTGGATGCTTTGCGCCATGAAATCCGTAATCGGTAGGTTGGGGTTGTACGCGACTTGTTCAAAGTCATCATACCTGTCCCGCGCCGCCTCTTCTAGATCATGGTAGGCATCCTGCATTTCAGCTTGCTGACGGGCAGTATCTCGCCGTGCCAGCAATTCTTCGGCTTTACGTTCGGCCAAAACCTCTGCGTAATCTTCATAAGTCTCAAATTGATCAGGGGTAATATCATAGCCTGCTTGCTGGCGGGCCTGTACTTCCTCTGCTCTTTGAGCCTGTTCGCGCTCCCATTTGCGCTGTTCTCTTGCGAGGCGCTTGCCAACAATTGCGTCAAGTTCTTCTTGTGTGAAGGACTTATTTGCTTCCTGTTCAGCAGGCGTTTCCGGCGTCGTGTTTTCTACAGGCTCGATTGCTGCCGTGGCTTCGAGTTCTGGCGCGGAGGCATCCGCTACGTTGGGGACTGTTTCGTCCATGTTTAACTCCTATGGAGTTCCTGATGTGCCGCATCAGTACGGTTTTCTGAGTAAGGTTTACTCGTAAAAAATGCTTGCCTTGGGTGTTGTGCCGCCAAGAACGACATACAAACCCTTGCTAAAACCTACGCCGCCATCGTCGCCGGTAAACACATAGTTACCGGGGGTAGCTGACGTGAAAGTGTTTAAGATAATTG